CTTGCGCCAGCTACTTGCTGATGACTCCGTGGGGCAGATCCTGATCGACATCGACAGCCCTGGTGGCAGTGTCTATGGCGTGGCAGAACTGGCAGATGAAATCCAGGCCGCACGCAACCAAAAGCATGTGGTGGCAGTCGCCAACTCACTGGCCGCGTCCGCCGCGTACTGGATCGGATGCTCCGCCTCGGAGTTTTATGTCACCCCTGGCGGTGAGGTGGGGTCGATTGGCGTGTGGCAAGCCCACCAGGACTACAGCAAAGCCCTCGATGACGCGGGTGTCAAAACAACCCTGATTTCGGCTGGCAAGTTCAAAGTTGAAGGCAACCCCTACAGCCCTCTGGATGCGGAGGCTCAGGGCTTCATGCAGTCACGCGTGGACGACTACTACGCCGCGTTCACCAAGGCAGTGGCCCGTGGCCGTGGCGTGTCCATCGCGCAAGTGCGCGAAGGCATGGGTCAGGGCCGTGTTCTGGGCGCCGATTCGGCCTTGGCTCAAAACATGGTGGATGGCGTCGCCACTTTGGACGATGTCATCAAAAAAATGCGACGTGGTGCCAAGCAACAGGTTCGACCTGGCGCATCACGCCTGAAGCAAGCGCGCGATTCTCTGGCGCTGCTGTAACCCCATCCCGGTGCGCCTCCGTCGAGTCGCCCAGGCCTGAAACACGACCCGTCGGTCGTCACCCATTTCATATCCACTCCACCGCCACACCGACAGGTGCCAGGCGGTTTTTCATTTTTGGAGAACCCCAAATGAGTAAGCAACTCCGTGAACTGCAGGCCCGCAAAGCAGGCCTGATCAAGGAAGCCCGTGCGCTGACCGACATTGCAGCGTCCGAAAACCGTGACATGAATGACGAGGAAAACTCGGCATTCGATGCCCTGAAATCCCGCATCGAGGCAGCCTCTGCGGCCATCGACCGCGAGTCAGCCCTGATCGCTGAAGAAGCGCGCATGGCCATGACCACAGATGCAACAGCCGGCAGCTTCATCACCGTCACTGACAACCGCGATGCTGACCCCAAACACGGCTTCAAAACCGTGGGTGAATTCATGCAGGCCGTCTTCCAGGCAGAAAAGCCTGGCAAATCGGTCGACGATCGCCTCCTGATTGGTGGTGGGCGTGGCGCAGCAGCCCCGAGCACTTATGGCAACGAGGGCGCCGGCCAAGACGGTGGCTTCTTGGTGCCTCCCGAGTTTTCGCAGCAGATCTTTCGCTTGTCGCTGGGCGAGGACTCGTTGCTGCCCCTGACCGACAACGTCGAGATCAGCGGCAACAGCATGGCGTTTCCCAAGGACGAAACCACGCCCTGGGGTACCAACGGCATCCGAGCCTACTGGCAAGGTGAAGCCTCCTCGGCGCTCGCTACCAAGCCTGTGCTCGGCCTGTCCACGCTGCGCCTCAAAAAGCTCATGGCCCTGGTGCCGACGACCGACGAGTTGCTCGATGATGCCAACGCGCTCACGAGCTACCTGCCCGAGAAAGTGGCCGACTCGATTCGCTGGAAAACCAACGAATCCATCCTCTTCGGCGCAGGCAGCGGTGTGCCCATCGGTGCGCTGACCGCCGGAGCCACTGTCACGGTGGCCAAAGAGTCGGGCCAAACCGCTCAGACGCTGTTGCCGCAAAACCTGGCCAAAATGATTTCGCGCCTGCCCACCGGCAGCTTTGCCAAATCGGTCTGGATCATCAACAACGATGTGCTGCCAGCGCTGTTCACGCTCACCTTGGGCAACTACCCGATTTACCTGCCCAACGGCCTGACGGTTGGTGGCATCCAGGTTTCGCCCTACGGGACGCTGTTGGGCCGTCCGGTGTTTGTCTCTCAGCATGCCAATTCGTTCTCGAGCCAAGGCGATGTGCTGCTGGTGGATCTGTCTTACTACCAGACCATCACCAAAGCTGGCGGCTTGCAAACGGCCACCTCCATGCACCTGTATTTCGATGCCGATCTGACGGCCTTCAGGACCACCTTCCGTATGGACGGTCAGTCCAAGGTGACCGCGCCGATCAACCCCGCCAAGGGCAGCGCCTCGATGTCCCCGTTCATTCAACTGGGCGCGCGCTGATCGCCCTCACTCACAAGGAGAACTCTGATGTTTCCCAATGCAAAGGGCAGCGAACTGCTCGCCATCCTGGCCACGATCGATCCTTCCAACCAGGCGGCAGGTGCCGCCACCACTGGCTGGATCTCTGCGGCCGAACACCATGCGCTGTTGGCCATCGTCCAGACCGGCGTGCTTGGCACGGGAGCCACGGTGGACGCCAAGCTCCAGCAGGCGCTTGATGCCACGGGCACCGGTGCCAAAGACATCACGGGCAAGGCAATCGCCCAGATCGTTAAAGTCAGCGGCGACAACAAGCAGGTCCTCATCAACGTCAAGCCAGAAGAGCTGGACACGGTGGGTGGATTTGGATTTGTGCGCCTGTCTGTCACGGTTGCGGTCGCGGCCAGCCAGACGACTGCGCAAGTGCTGGGCATCAACCCACGTGAACTGCCGGCCCAGACAGCCAACCAGAGCGCCGTTGTGCAGATCGTCTGATGCCGCTGCAACTCGTCATCCCCCCCGCAGGGGAGCCGGTCACGCTTCTGGAGGCCAAGCAACACCTGCGGGTGGATGTTGACGATGACGATGCGCTCATTGGCTCACTGATTGCGGCAGCCCGTCAGGCGGCGGAGACCATCACCGGCAGGCAGTTGATGACTGCGCGCTGGAAGTTGGTGCTCGACGCCTTCCCGAGTGCAACGTTCACGCACGCGGTATCCGGCGCCACATTCAGTTTGCCAGCGCACGCGGTTTTGCTGGCCAAGTGCCCCGTGCAGACTGTGCTCAGCATCGAGTACCTCGACATGAACGGTACCCTGCAAACCATGCCTGCTGACGACTACGTGCTGGACGCCGCTTGTGAGCCCGCCCGGTTGACTCCCGCCTTTGGCAAAGCCTGGCCACCCACCTTGCCGCAAATTGGGGCCGTCACGGTCACCTTTGATGCGGGCTACGGGCTGGCCAGCGCGGTGCCCGAGGGCATAAAAAGCTGGATCAAGTTGCGTGTAGGCAGCCTCTACGGTCACCGTGAAGAAGTGTCTGTGCTTACGCGCGGGCGCATCGATCCTTTGCCCTTTGTGGATGGCCTCCTCGATGGCTATCGGGTGAGCCTGGTATGAGCACGATCGGCGCAGGTCAACTCAAGCACCGCGTGCGCATCCAAGAGCCCTCGGTGACCAAAGATGCGTTGGGTGCGCCCACACAGACCTGGGCCGATCTGGCCACGGTGTGGGCAGACATCCAGCCCCTATCTGGGCGCGAGGCGCGCATCGCAGACCGCATCGCGGCTGAAGTGAGCCACCAGATCACGGTGCGATACCGGCCTGAACTGGATGATTCCGAGGCAGTGGCCCAGATGCGCGTCTTGTACAGGGACCGCGTGTTTGCCATTCAGGCCGCCCTCAACGATGACGAGGCCAATGTGGCCGTGATCTTGCTGGTCAGCGAAGGAGTGCGTGATGGCTAAAACCGAAACCGTGCGCGTCGAAGGTCTGGCACAACTGGACCGGGCGTTGCGTGAACTGCCGCTGCGTGTGGCCAACCGGGGCCTGCGTGCGTCGGTCTATGCCGGCGCTAAGGTGGTCCGCGATGAGGCCCGCGCACGGGCTCCGAAGGCCGCTCAGTCGCTGGGCCCGAAGCAGCCACCACCTGGCACGCTCAAACGCTCGGTCATCATGAAGCACATCCGCGAACTCTCGGGTGGTGGGCGTCAGACGTTCTACGTGCTGGTGCGCCACGGCAAGAAGTACCGCAACCAGGGCAAGCGTGGCAATCTGTCACAAGACGCCTGGTACTGGCGATTCCTGGAATTTGGCACGCGCAAGATGGGCGCCAGACCCTTCTTGCGGCCAGCCCTTGAATCGCGCCGCCGAGAGGCGGTGGACGCCATCAAAACGCGCCTGGCCCAACGCATTGAGATCGAGGCCAAGGCCTTGAGTGGGCGGCCCTGATGCAAGCGTTCTATGACGCCATCAAACACCTGGCTGCGGGTCAGGTGTACGCCGTCGTGGCACCTGCTTCTGCCCAGTATCCAACGCTGGTCTACACCCCAATCGATGAGACGCGCATCGTGTCGCTCGATGGCATCAACCCGCTGCGGCGTTCCCGGGTGCAAGTCGACGCCTATGCCCGAACGCTCCTGGCTTGTGAGCAGTTACAGGACGACGTCCTCTCTGCCTTGCTGGCAGACATCCACTCGGTGGCCGATGTGCGCATGGGCCTGACCGACTTCGACGCGCAAGCCGGTGTCTACCGCATGTCGGTGGATTTCACCTACTACCGCTGATCCGCCTGACCAGTCTGACCTGACTGAGGGTGGGGCAATTTTTAACTTTTCAGGAGGAACTCCATGTCCAGCACTGCCATCACCGCGCAGGGCATCACCATTGCCCGCTTTGGCGCCACCACTTTTGAGACGATCCCCAACGTCGTGTCCTTTCAAGGCCCGGGCGGTCAGGCCACGGTCATCGATGTCACCAACCTGGCGTCCACCGCCAAAGAAAAGCGCGTCGGTCTGCGTGACGAGGGCCAACTCTCCTTGAGCTTGCACTTCAACCCGGACGACACCGTGCACCAGGGTTTGCGCGCCGACCGTGCCAACCGTGCCCGCCGTCAATTCAAGATCACCTTCACCGACACCACCCCTGCGGCGACCTGGACGTTTTACGGCTATGTCACGCAGTTCAGCGTTCAAGGCGGTGTGGACGCGGTGGTCGAAGCCAGCGTCACGATCGAGATCGACGGCGACATCACGGAGGCTTGATTCCCATGACCCACATGAACATTCTCACCAAAGACGCCATCCTGGCTGCGGACGACCTGCCGCGTGAAATCGTGCCGGTGCCCGAGTGGGGTGGCGACGTGTATGTCCGCACCATGAGTGGTACCGATCGTGATGCGTTTGAGGCCAGCTTGATTGGCAAAGAAGGCCGACTGGAAAACGTCCGTGCTCGCCTTGTGTCGCTGACCCTGTGTGATGAGGCCGGCAGCCGACTGTTCACCGACAGTGACATCACCGCGCTGGGTGGGAAAAGCGCCCGCGCGCTGGACCGTGTGTTCGCAGTGGCCCAGCGGCTCAACGGCATTGGCGCCGACCAGGCGGACGTCGCAAAAAACGCCTGAAGGCCAATCCCACCCGGCAGTTTGTCTTTCGTCTGGCGTTAGCACTTGGCATGCCGGTGCGTGAGCTGTTGGCTCGCACCGGCTCAGACGAGCTCACCGAGTGGATGGCCTTTTACCAACTCGAACCCTTTGGTGACATGCGCGCTGACCTCAGAAGCGGTGTGATCGCATCCACCTTTGCCAACGCCAACCGAACCAAACACGCCCAAGTGTTCACACCCGAGGATTTCATGCCCTACCTGGATCGTCCTCAGCCGCAGACCAGTGCGCGCGTGAACGTGGAGCGTTTCAAGGCGATGTTCTCCCATAAGGTGAAAAACAAGGTGAATAAGCATGGCTGATCTGGGATCCTTGGTTGTCAAGCTGTCGGCAGAAACCTCCGAGTTCCGGGCGGACCTGGGCCGCACGGCGCGGCTGCTGGACCGCCACGCGAACGACATGAAGGCCAACTTGCAACAAGTGGCCAGTGTCGCCAAGACCGCCTTTGCGGTGGCTATCGGTGTGACGTCTGTCGCCGCATTGCGGGATTTCGTGGCCCACACCATCGAAACCGCGGCGGCGCTGCAGGGCTTGTCTGAGCAAACCGGCGCGAGCGCCACGGCCTTGTCCGGTTTTGCACCGGTGGCCACCATCTCGGGCACGGCCATGGAGGCCATCGGTGGGAGTTTGACCAAGCTCTCCAAGGGGCTGGCAGGCATCGATGACGAGGTGGCCGGTGCCACCAAGGCGTTGCAGTTCCTAGGCATTGGGGCCAAGGACGCCAGCGGAAATTTGCGTGACCCGGCCGAGGTCATGAACGATGTGGCCCTGAAACTGGCCGAGTTCGAGGACGGCGCGGGCAAGACCGCCATCGCCATGGAGCTCTTTGGCAAGTCGGGCGCGGCCATGCTGCCGTTCCTGAAGGACCTGGCCGAGAACCAGGATCTGAACATTCGCCTGACAGCGCAGCAGATTGAGGAAGCCGACAGGGCCTCCAAGGCCTTCTCGCGCATGAAGGCCGAAACCGACTTCGTGGCGCAAACGCTGGTGACCTCGGCAATTCCGTCCATGAGCGTGTTGGCAAGTGAGCTTAAAAGCGTCTTCTTTGGCACTGACAACGCGGTGGTTGGTATTCAGCGCCTGCGCAGCGATGGGACGCTCACCACCTGGGCCGAGAACACCGCCTATGCGCTCGCCGTGGTCATCGACTCGTTGCGGGTGATTGGCGTCACCATCAAGTCCGTGGTCGGCAGCTTCCAGGCGGTCTGGGCAGACATTGAGCTGGCCGGCACCTTTCTGGCCGGCGGCGAAGGCCTGAACCCATTCTCCGAAGAAAACCGTGCCCGCCTGAAAGCGGCGCTGGACAAGCGCAATGCCATCGTCGCTCAGGCCAAC